TGCTGACGAAACCGAGTGGCGTGGTATTACTGACGCCCTGCATAAAGAAATTGATGCGATTAGCGGTGTACGACGCCCGATATAATATCGTTGTTTATAAGTAAGCCTTCCACCTTGTAAACGCTTATACCGTGCCCCAAGACCATCCTCGTTGTATAGTATTCCCACGTTGCATCGTCGTAATGTTTTCCTGTCTGTGGGTCGTATAGTCTTAACAGACCGTTCTGCAACCTTTCGGCTGTGATGATATGTCCGCCGCCGCCTTTCCAATAGTAATACGCGTGATACCTTCCGGGCTTTGCGGTAATCTTATCGAATTGCGCAAGCATTTGCTCCCGTGATATTTCCGTGTTAAAGTCTTTCCACCCACCGGCTTTGATAGCCTTTGGATATAGTCCTGTTTCCGGGTCTATCCAAGCCATTTCCGTTCGCCTCGCAAGTCGGTGCGTTATAGTACCTGGGCGTTCTTCGTTGCCATGTGCTTCAACGTCGAAGCCCCTGCGCCGTAACTCGTAGGCAACAACGCAAGATTGGCAATTTATTTTGTATTTTCTCAAACCGCTTTCGAACATCGGATTCGGCTTTTCCTGATTTGCACTAACGTGGTTCATTTCCTTCCCCTGCTTACAACTGATTTTATTTGCGGTAATTGCTTCATTGGCTGTCTTTATAGTATTTTTCATCTCTATTATAGCAGCCTGTAATTCGTTATATCGTCCTTTGATAGCGAGGTCGTCCAAGTGCGATGCATCAATGTCCGGGAAGTATTGCATACATAACATCCGTAGTTGGTGCGCCTGCCTCTTGATTTCTTCGTAAAGGGCTTTCCTGTCTTGCCAACGTTTCCGTATAGCCGCTTCCTCTTGTGCTGTTTTCGGTGGGCGTACAGGTTTCGGCTTTGGCTGTGGTGTAACTTGCGGCGGCTGCGGTGTTATTTGCGGCGGTTTTACGACTGCCTGCTGCTGTGGCGATATATTGTGCTTCAAGCCTTGCGTTATGTCCCCATTGACGAAGTTAACACGAACGAAATAGGGCTGTCCTGCTGATTTTGCAAAACGCTCTGTATTGTTAGCCACCCAATTCTTAAACGCTTCCGGCACGTCTTTTATTGCATTTACGCTGCCTGTCCCGGGCTTCCTTCCTGCGAGTATGTCGGCGGTGTCCTTCTCGATTTCTTCCTCTGTCTTTGTGATAGGGACAGCCTTGCAGCGGCAATGCGGATGCCAACCCCGGAAATGGAACGTCTTCGGGTAATTGCCTTGCAGTTCGTCGCAAATGTCGGTAAAGGGAACAGCCTCGCCTTTGCTGTTCTTTGTCGTATGGTTATTTGATAGCATTACCTTGATGCCGACAACGTAATCGGCTTCCTGCCAACGGATGAAATCGGCGGTGCGGTACGCCATATTGTTCTCTGTCCTCGATAGGCGTTGAGCGTTGCGAACGGCGGAACGATATACGCCCTGCCCGGGGTGGTACGCTGCTGCGTGCTTTGACAGGTGTAAATTGCCATATTTATCCCTCACACGGCGATACAGGGCGTCCGGGTTGTTTAGGTATTGCCGAAGGTCTTTCGCCATTTCAACGGCGGACTTTCCCTGTCCGATGCCGAGGTCGAGGGCGAGTTCTATTTCGCCCTTGTACTGCTTCGTGTACTTCCATACCTTGTCAGATAGATTCATACCGTCCTCTTTACGTTTTATGAATGAGGCGAGGGCTGTGTCGTTATTCGTGAAGTATCGCCTGTATTCATCCTCGCTCAATCGTCCGAGGTTGTCTCCGAACACAAGCCTTGCGAGTTCGCTGTTCTTATTGTTTGCGAGCGTCCATGAGGCATTTATGCCGTCGAGGATAGCAGTATTTAGGTTGTTATACAGTTGCAGCAGCAGGTTTCTAATCTTCTGCGATGTAGCAGGGTATTTATCTATTTCGAACGGCTTGCTGCTGTCGAATCCGGTTACGGATGCGCCAATCTTTGCCGCTTCCCCTGCCGCAGTCCGGTATATATGCGATACCATTGCCGCATAGCGAGCCATTTGCGAATTGTGCGCTTTTTCGTAGTCTGTTGCCATTGTTACCCTGCTGCGTTATTTTAGAATGAAGGCTCGGAAAGGTCTGTCATGTTCTGCTGCCTTATTTCTTCGAGTGTCTTATCGACGTCGTCGCTCCAACCGAGTAGGGCGATTCCTTGTTGCTGCGAGGCGATAGGCTTGCCGCCGCAGGCTGTAACGATGTTCTCGATGCGTTCACGTTCGTCATTGATTGTGAAGGGCGTTATCTCGCACTCGATTTCAAGTGCGTCGATAGCCTCGGCGTAGCCGGAAGGCAGCATCACGTGAAGGAATGCGCGGACAACGTTTACTTCCCTGTTGAACATTTCGAGCAATCTGCCTGCTTCTTCCTTTACCTTCAACTGTGCATCTATGAATATCATTTTCCGTGCCTCGCCGGACATTGGCGTGGTTTTCATTGTTTCGAACGAGAATTCCGGGAGTTGCAGTTGCGTGAAGAAGGAAGAACGAAGGAATTCGACGTACATTTTCACGGCTTCGTTTGACTGCTCCCACGTGATAAACCTTGCATCGCTTCCCTTCGGGAGTTGTAGGACGAGCCTGTCCATATAGTCCTTTTCGCTTCCGTAGTCGATATCCTCGTCCGAAAATATGCCGAATGCAGGCTTGCTGTTTGCCCGGATGTAATTGCCCTGCCGGGACATTGCCCATTCAATTTCATAGACGATTTGCGATGTGTTCTCCCATATCGGGGCAGGGCGGTGTGTGAATACAGGACACTGGTTACTTTTCACAAGGTCTTCAAGATATGTCTTGAGCAGTTCGAAGTCCGTTTTCGGCATAACACGATCTTGTGTGTCGGGGTCTATTCCATCAAGGAAAGCAATACGTTTGTGAACGCAAGCAATCTTGTCTTTGACCGGCATCGCCGTGCTGACCGGAAGCGGCTTAGGGGAGCCAGGCTTCTGACCGGACTTTCGTCTGGTAACGTATACCGCAGCGGGGTCTTGGAGATATAGTTCGTTCTGTTTGTTCAGGAATGTTGCTAAATGATATTTAATTGATTGCTCGCACTTAAAGCAATTATTTAAATCGTAATCACTGAGTAGTTCTTCAATTACGTTGGAGCGTTCCAGGGCGGTATCTTCTTTCTCATATTCGGCTCTGAACGCTTCGCGCTGAGCCTTCACGACAGGGGAGACGACCGTCTTCTCAATGAGTTGTTTCACATCCGTCACATGCGTACCAGTGGAAGAGATAAAGATGAAGTTCTCCAACGCTGCCGCAACTTTCAACAGGGCGGGGCGTGATTCAACTTCTTCCGCATGGTCTTTCAGTTCCGCGAGCACTTTGGATGCATCGCCCGGTTTATCATCCACGATACAACGCTGCGCTTTGTGAATAAGTTCCGTGAGATTGAATTCACCGGGAAGGTCATAAGGCAGGAAACCATCAATGCCGCGGTCAAACTCGAACTCGAAAGGCTGTATGTAATCTGATTCTTTCAGAATGGGCTTAAATAGCAGCACCAGTTCGTAATACAGGTTGACGAGACTGAATGTGAGGTAATCGTATATCGCCATCGGTTCCTTTGCGGAATTCATCCTAATATCCAGCGGAACGTCTTTCCTGGGGAACATCTCGTCACCGATAAGGATGGCTTCCCACGCCGCTTCGTTGGTCTTTCTGGAGAGTTCTGAAAGAGTGGACTTAACCTCCTTACGCGTCTGGTAGTCGTCTTTTACGTCGTGGCTGTAATCCAGCAACTGATGCCGTATCCGCAGGCATTCAAGGTCTACCATCGCCTTGTAGAAGCGACTGTAATGCTTGTCTTCAATGGATATGTCCGGCATCTTTATGGGATACGGGTCGTCCACTATCGGCGTATATTTCTTCGCGGCACCGTCCAGCAGCGCATTGATGTCTGCTCCCTTTTCATATGAGAACCACTCTGGATCTGTGATGCCGGATATGGCTTTGAGATTCGTAATAATATCCTCCAGATTGTCTGGGCGCTTGTCAAGTATAGGGGCAATTCTCTTGTAATGCGGAATCTCTGGCATCACGATAAGGCGATACTGGCCGCCTATTATCGAATTGAGAAGATTAAACTTTATCATTTGTCCTCCTTTATCTTAATGCGTTCTACTGCGTCTCTCTTGCTCTTGTCCACGATGTCGGCGTAAATCTGCGTCGTTCCGACATTGGCGTGGGTGAGCAGGTGGGAGACGGTGTATATGTCGGTGCCTTCGTTGACCTGGAGGGTGGCGAAGGTGTGGCGGAAGCAGTGGAAGGTGATGTGCTTGGTGATGCCGGCATCTTTGAGCCAGTCCTGGAGCGGCTTCTGGGTGTAGTGCCGCTTGAGGTTCTTGAAAACGAGTCCGGTGCCGGGCGTGCCGCAGAGTTCGTAGGCTTCCTGGGAG